AACGTCATCAAATCAGTATCATCTGTATGTCCTATCGTTGTTCCGTTAATTAAAACATCATCAATATCTAAAGAACCTCCGCTAATCAATCCCGTAGTCGTGATTGCTGAACTTCCATTATTAATTGTACCAAATCCAGAAGTTATAGAACCAGCATTTAAAGCTCCAACCGTAGTAACATTTGCCACTGTAGTAATAGATGCCTGAGTGCCGCTTGTAACCGTGGCCGCTGTTCCGCTGGCGTTACCAGTGACATTACCAGTTACCGCTCCCGTAAATTGTGTAGATGTTATTACTCCTGTGCTGGGATTATATGTTAAGCCCGTGTCCGTTTCAGCTCCTTGTGTTCCCGTCGCTCCATCTACAAAAACTGGATATACGGTTTCATCTGTGCTATTGTTTGCGGATGCAGTAAAACTTGTGGCTAAATCTACTGTCTGAGCCTGTATTACGCTAGCCAATGAGCTTCCATTGACAGTAATCGCATCGGCTTCAAGCGTACCATCGATATCTGCATTACCGCTAATGTCAAGCGTGGCCGCGTCTAATTCTCCCGATATGGTAATATTAGTACCACCAGTAATTGCTCCGTCCATTGCAACCGCGCCATTAATATCTATAGTGGTAGCTGATATATCTATTTCCGTATCACCGACAAGCCCCAAGTGTCCATCGGCTTTCTGATAAATATACGTTCCTGAATCGCCAAACTGTAATTGAGTTGTGCCTATTCCAGAATCATCAGTCAATAATAAGCCAGTATTATGAACATGGGTTAAAGTAACCTCGCCGTCGTCACCAAAAGCAACAACAGCCGCATCTGCTAAAAATAAATCGCTCCATTGTAATGAAGACGTCCCTAAATACGCTCCATCCTGCGCGTCCGGCACTATGCCAGTTTGCACTGTTGTTAGTCCAGATATATTTACTGTCCCGTCAATGTCGGTATTATCTAAGTTTGTAGTGCCGTCAACATCTAAGTCGCCAGCTAAATCAATCCCTGCCGCGCCTACAAATATTAAATCATCTTCGGAAGTATCCCACATCATGTAAGCGCCGGAGGTATCTCCGAAAAACTTTGTGTCATATCCCTGTCCATCAACGCCGCTTGTGAAAGTAGCGTCAATTTGTACCGCTCCGTCTATGTCAACCGCATCTAAATTAGCAGTTCCATCAACACCACTATCCCCGGCCAAGTCAATGCCAGCCGCTCCGGCCAATACTAAATCGTCTTCGCTTTGATCCCAGAGCATATATGCGCCAGAAGTATCGCCAAAGAGCTTTACGTCGTGACCTGTGCCGTCAACTCCAACCGTTAAATCGCCTGTAATTAATACCGTATCAGTTGATGATTCGGTGAGCTTAATCATATTAGCACCACCGACATAAATGTCTAATACATCTGCGCCGGATTCTTGGATGTATGTATCAGCTCCACCGTCAAAATAAAGTTTATTAGCCGCTTGGATAGCTACATAGTCTGAGGCTCCGCCCCCGCCTTCCGATACTTCTAAAACCGTTACACCGCCAACAACAAGATCAACTTTGTCCGCGGATACTTCATATAAATAAGTATTACCCCCGCCATCAAGATATAATTTCCCGGTTGCGGCCAGCTTAACATTGCTATTAGTTGTATCAATAGTAAAGACGTCACCGCCATCGCTATTTTTACGGACGAGAAAAGCCTCCGTTCCCGTAACGTCTAATATTGTTGAGTTTGAAACGACCGCCGATAAATTGATCGACGCGTCACCCGTTACTGCAAGATTGCCCGATACTAAAAGATTACCGCCAACAGTTCCCCCCGCTGATAAGTTGGCTCCTACTTGTTGCGCTTGAACTCCGTGTAACATATTATATCTCCACGATCCGCACTGTAGCCGCAGACCCCTTACCTAAATGATTAAAATATATTGTCGCCCCCAATCCTCGCGGTACGGTAATAAATATAATCGTTCCCGCTGGTAATATCATATCATTAGCGAGCGTAACATCCGTTGTAGTAGCTGAAAAGTTAAAATACAACTCTTCCGAACTGTAAACCGCGACCTGTGATGTGGCCCCATTAACGCTATAATGTATTGTGTTTGTGTTAGACGTTCCGCCATGCGTTGCAGGCGTTGCGACCGTCCAAGCTCCGCCAACTGATAAATTAACCGCTTCCTGTACCGATCTTTTGTGTAAGTCTGCCATTATATTCTCCTATTACAAATCTATTCCAAAAACTAATTCAATATCGCCAGCGCTAAAAGATGGGGTTGTATTCCCCGGATCGTTTTCACTTGTTATTTTTGCCGCAACATATACGCTGGACGATCCAGATGCCGCCTGCAACATTAAAGGTAATTGTGGATATGTTTTTGTGGCTCCCGTGAATGCCTTATATCCCTGCATTATGGTATATACTCTACCGCCGCCGGGGTTCTGTTGCAAATTATTGGCATCAACAGATATACAGCCAAGGTGTTTAGCCGTGGCAAAATCGCTGTCGCTCATATTCCATGCGGCATTTACTGTACCAGCACTTTGATTAACCTGAAAAAACCAGAGTATAATGTCAAATAAACTCGACGATTTCGAGTTTATCGTTATGTTGATTAGTTTTGAAGCTCCCCCCGGATAAGCTACAGCGTTTGGAATTTCTGTCGTATCAAATAATATGTCATTACTTGAATATTGGACGCCCGTAATTGTGGGGGTTACCCTAATTGCCGCCCTTTGTGCGACTATATTTAGCGCCTCTGCTGTGCTAAATTTGTGTATATTTGCCATTTTATCCCCTATAGTTTAGTAGGGCGCCAGTGAAGGACTTGACGTGTCCATGAACAGGCCGAATTAATCGCTTATAGACGCGCTAACAATTCTGCTTTGCTGTCTCCCCGTTTGTAGTCAACATCGTTATCAGATAAATGCTCCCGAATATCATTTATTTTCCATGACATATCGGGCTTTTTAACTTTTTTCGACTTGACTTCTACGGCGCCATTTACCAATAAATCCGAACAAGTATCTTTACCGCCATCCGTTGAATCATCAACTTCAAACTCTTCGTCCTCATTGGGCCATTTAAATTTTCTCATAATTTTCATATCGGGGCCGGATAGACCGACCCCGATCTTTCAGCTAATTATCTATTAACTTGCGTTAGTGAATTTATAACCCCGATAATTATCGGAATCATCTAATATCTGAACGCCCCAGAGCGTATGAGCTACGACCTTGGTTCCAAGATAATCGACGTCGTACTGTTCGACAACATCGACAGCCTGCTGTACTGCAATCGCGCAAGCCGATCTGTGGAAAATCACAGCACTTACATTTGTGCCGCCGGACGACAAACTATTGGACATGAAAACGGGCATTCCCATTAATTGTCCAACCTGTCCAGAGTGTATCGGGCTATTGTCGGCATTAAAACCAGCAATGTCGGCGCGGATAAAACTTGCACCGAATGTTCCTGCCGGGTTAATCATGTCGGCGTATAGCGTCGGGTTTACAACAAAGTATACGTCGCCAGACGTATAATCAATGTCGTTTTCGCCAAGGTTTGCCAAAGCCGCTTCAAATTCTGCGGCCGTCATTTGGTCGTCTGTGGTTAAGGTTGCACCTTGATTAACGGTGATTAATTTTGCCGCAATCGAAGAGTCAACCTGTTTAGCCAAGCTATAACCCATAGCTTTTGCATACTGAGATCAAATGTTATTGTAGGCTTTTTATCCCACATCTCCGCATTTCTACGGAGTATCGGCATATCTTTTCAACTCGTTTGAGTTGTCGCGGACTCGTGGCTGAATTATATCTTTTCATCAGCTATGCTCTGCCCCTGACCATGCTTCGCGTGGCCTTCGGTTCGGATTGCCTTGTGCTTTCGCATTTAGGTTTCCCGCTTAATTCCGCAATAATAATAATCATAGTCGCCTATGAAAACGCCATGTTAGATAGCAAATCGTAATTCGATTGAACTTGTAAAACGTCAGTAAACATTTTAGCGCTATAGTAATGCTGATCCACGGTTAATTGTGTTTCAGTCTCGGCTGGTGCCACATACGAAACTGCCGCGCCGTCCGTTAAACTGGCGGCTGTCATTTTAGCAATTTCTGGTATGTGAATAATCTTACCCTTGCCTTGTACGAGAGATGAATAATATTCGATTAGATTCT